TCACGCTCAACATCAACATTAGCGTTCACCCCAAGCACCTGATAAAACTTATCTACAACACCACCCTGAGCTGACGGTTGGAAACAAACCCTAACCACATCACGAATCTCAATGCCTAACACTGCAGTCTGCTGAACAGTAGTCAAAGACTCCAAAGCAATAGTCAACGCCTGCGCACGATACTCAGGCAACCTAAACTCACCCAAAAACGCTGCAGCAATCAAAGCAGGCTTGCTGGTAGAAGTAGTCAAGTTATCCGTCTGACTGTAGCCTCGCAGGCCATACAAAGACTGACTAGCAGTATCTTCAACCACAGCTGTCGCATTGACACCAACCACCTGCACCTTGTTGTAAAGCTGTTCTGAAGCGTAAACAACTTCCAGATCGGTGAATGGAATACCTGTACCGTTACCGTAGGCTGTGCCCTGACTGTTTGCATCAGCAAAAGTTAGCACTGTAGCAGTAGATACAGCCGTTGCAACGCTTGTGAGCAAACCTGACTGACTAGCATAAACATCGCCACTCCAAGCAACTTCATACGCTGTAGAAGCCGAAGAACTATAAGGGTTATATGTTCCGTCAAAGTAGTTCACGCTAGTACCTGCAGGCTCAATAATGAACCCATCACCAATAACAGTAAAGGCTGTTCCGCCTGTAACGTTAGCGACAAACTGCACTCCACCGACAGCACTAGATCCAGTGATAGTAACCTGATAATCAACCCATTGGCTTGTTGCAGTTGAAGAAACAGTTATCGCTGTGGAAGCTTGAATACCACCATCATTATTACGCAAGGAAGCAAAAATGTTGTATGTTCCATTGACCCCACGAAGCGAACCTGCAAAAGTATATGTCAAACCTGTTTCGTTATACCTGCCAGGATTCAAATCCTTGTACTCAAAACCAACAATAGAATCAGAAGGCACAATAACATCTTCAACAGTTCCACCACGCCAAATAGTGCCACCATAAAGGCTAGGGGTAGCAGTAGCAGGTGAACCTATCAAACTCCAGCCTGTAAACAAGTTCTCGTTAGTGATAAACGTGGCTGTAGCAGGGTAAGCAACAAAGTTGTATCGCATACTGTTAGTCCACGCATAGTTAGTGAAACTACGATCCTTTAACTGCATTACTGCTGAAGCGTTGCTGAAGAAATCTGCAGGCTCACTTCTAGCCACATTCTGCAGGTAAGCCAAAACGTTATCGCCAGGGTTGTTGACGTCATAGCCAAGCAAAGTCTGGCCACCACGAACCCCAGCGTATTCAAACGCACCAAAACCGTTATAGTTCATGACAGTCTTGATACGGTCAGAAGTGCTCTCAACCTGCCAAGCAGTGCCACCGGTAAAAGAAGCGTTACTCACCCGATACATCAAGTCCAAAGCTGTAACTGTAGCTGTGCCCTCAAAACCTGACTCATCGTAAGTAAAGTCCCAGTCCTGAACAAAACCTGTAAACCGTCTAACACCGTTGCTAGAGATACGAATACGGCCTGCAGGTTGAACGATAGTGTAACCCCCAGCCCCATACCACAAAGGACTAGAAGTGTTCAGTGGGTCAAAAACACGATCATTATTTACAAAAGCAACAGAAACCTGACCTGCACTAAAGTCATCAAGATTGCGATTTATGCCACGACTAATAGATACATTCTGAACATACTGAGTCACATCAATGTAACCACTAGATCCAAACTGCAGTTCAACAACATAAGTAGGTAAAGGCATTTTTAGTTTCTAGCGTTCCAGAACAAAGTTGAAGGCAAGCTACCATTCTTCTTTAAATAAGCACTCAAAGCATCAACAGTAGCTTTAGGGTCAGCCTTAGTCACATTGATAGTCACATTAGGAGCAGGTTTACCTAAGAAAGCATCCTTGAAGTTTGTTGCACCTGTAGCTCTTGGAATTGCCATAGTGCCTGTAAAAGTGCTACCCACAATGTTAAAAGTTTGACCTGTTTTACCTGCCTGAGCGTTGATACCTGCTTGAGCATTAGTAGAAGCAGCTAAAGTTGCAGCCTGACTTCCAACAGCAATAGCAGTAATTGGGTTGATTGCAGCAACAGGGGGAACAGCCGTAGGCGTAACACTTTTACCTGCAATAATGCTCATCGCAGTAACAAGCGAAGCAATAGTCTTACCAGCCGAAGCCAACATCAAAATACCCTTCAAAGCAAGCAACGCAGGCAACGCCTTCACAAGCTGTGTCGCAACATTACCAAAACCCTTCATAGCATCACCATCACCAAACAAAGCAAAGAAATCCTTGACACCGTTGTAAGTCTCCTCAACGGCAGTTTTGATTTGTAGGAAAGTTTTACCAGCCTGCGAATCAGGATTAGACAAATCTGTTAAAAAAGACTTGACATTAGGAACAACATCCTTCATCAAGAAATCAGCAAAATCCTTCATGTAAGGCAAAAGAATCTTACCCACTTCATCGCTGACAGACTCCATGCTACGGTTCAGCCTGTCAAACACAGACACACCGGCCTCAGCTGTTCCACCAACCTGCTTCTCAATAGCCTGCAAAATCAAATCCTGCGCCTCAAGAGTTTTATTAGTTGCAACAAGCTGCTTAATCTTGTCTTTCTCTTTAGCAGTAAAAGTGATACCCGATCGGGTCAAAGCAGTCAAACCCTTTACAGGGTCATTCAAAGCCTTACCAAGCTGAACAGCGTTGCCCTCAATACTGCCAAAACCAGCAGCAGCCAAATCTATGGCAGCAACAGTAGCCCGATCAAAAGCACCACCCGACTTATTTATCGTCTTATTTAGGTTCGCAAAAGTAGCCAACTTAGTCTGGGCAGCCTTAATGATGTCAGCGTCAACAGCGGTCAAATCCTGTAAAGACTCAGCATAGGCATCAACACGCTGTGTAGCCATACCAACGCCCATAGACTGCATAACGCTGGCCAACTTGGAAGAAGCAATCTGAGCCTGCTCAAAACCCTTTACAGCGTTAGTTGCAAAGTTCGCTATCTGACCCAAACCCAAACCAATACCAACTGCGCCTAGAGTTTTATTTAACCCACCAAACCCAGCCTTAGCTTTACGCAAACCAGAGTCGTCAAACTTAGATAAGAGTTTAATAATTACAGACATTAGCCGAGCCTCCTATTAACAAGTTTGGAATACTTCTCCCAAACCAACATTACTTCACGCTCCATACTCGGAGTAGCCCTCTCGCCAGCCTTGTAGAAAAAGTTATACAAACCTGAACTCTTAACCTTGCGAATCAAAGCTGCACCCTGACCATTGTTAGTGTGCCGTCTCGTCCCACCCTTGTATGGATAGTCACGCGTAGTCGCGTAACCCCTACGCCCTGAACCCTTACCAGCAACAGCAACCATCGAAACACCAGGCGAACGCAACCAAATACCAAACAGGCTGGTAACCGAAGCACGTCTAGAACGGCTAGAACTAAACCTCGGAATAACATTGTCGGGGGCAATAACACGATTCTTATACTTACCACCCTCCCAGCTCAAACGGCCAGTCGGGTTGTTGTTGTACTGCCGATCGGGCATAGAAGTCGAAGTGCGAGTAACGCTCATACCAGACATCGGAGCTGTAGCCGGAATAACACTGCGAATCTCACGAATAGGGTTTTTAGTGATGGCTTTCATTTCGCGAATCATCTGCTTACGCAAACCAGGCTCAAGCTCATTCAAGGCCTTTAAAACAGGCTTGGCATCAAAAATCACGTTAGGGTTTTGACCTAGAACGGCAGCCCTCTTGGTGAAATTAGCCACGATCGCTCCTCTGGTGCTGTAACGCATACAACATAGTATTTATCATCCGATCAGTTTCATTCATCAAGACTGATGGGGCTATGCCTGTAGCAACTGCAAGATTCGCAATCATCCAGTGATACGAATCAACACCTAAGCCGTTTAGCCTTTTGGGTCAGCAACCTCAACTTTGGCAACAAGTTCAATCCAACCCTCAAAGTCCTGAGCAGTTTTCTTTAACCTAGTGACACCAAGCCAAGCAAGATAAAGCAAGTGCGTAAACTTCTCCAGCTTGTCAACACCCAAGTCGAAATAGGTTTCCCACTTCACAATGTCACCTGCAGAAGATTGAACATCAATGACAGTTCCATCAGTCAACTCTATGCGTAGGTTAAGTTGATTCATTAGACAGCTGTTCCCCTCGTAATCGCCCCTGTAGTCGGCCAGTTGACTGTGAATACAGAGAGATCACCAATCGTCCCTGAAACAGGAGTCAACTCAGTAACCAAACAGACTGCAGTATAAGCCGGATTAGATGCAGACACAGCTGTCGAAGTAGGCTTGATAACCACTGTTGCGTTAGTGCCTAGAAGTGGCCAAAGAGTAGGGTCAACAGTAGTAGTTGCATAATCCTGATTGAAAGCCAAAGTCAGTGAACCTTCACGCAAACCTGCAACACGTGTCACCCAAGGTGAACCAAAGGCAGTGGTGGTCACATCGGTAGCTGTAGCAGTCAACTCAACCTGAGTCAGGTATGAAGCTAAAGCAGTGCTTCCGTTGATGGTAACGCTGAAATCTGTTGCAACAAAAATCGCCATTTATTATCCTTTATCTAGCAAAAACTTGAACCGAAAACTCGGCACTTAAATAGTCTATACCGTTGATACTGACTGCTCCATAGGTTGAAAGTTCGGGAACGAAAACCTCAAACGCGTTACCACCTAAACTCCGATCGGATTCTAAAGCAAACTTGATTGAACCCTCACTAGGGGCAACAAAAACATCCAAAGCACGCTGAGCTGTGCGCTCGCTAACCCTGCCCACAACAACAGTGACCTGAAACGTATACTCAGCCATAGAACGCTGATTCTGCTGATTGTAGTTCACCTTAGTCAGCCCGATCATGGCCATTGGGGGG